GCCAATATACCGCGGTTCGTTTCACGGACCGGCTCTTGGAGGCAGGAATCGAGGCATCGATCGGGACAGTCGGAGACGCCCACGACAATGCCCTCGCTGAGTCGATCAATGGGTTGTACAAGACTGAGTTGATCAATCCGGGTAAGCCTTGGCGGAATGCCGCCCATGTCGAGGTAGAGACTGCTGCTTATCTGCGGTGGTTCAACTACGAACGGCTCTTCGAGTTCTGTGGGGATATCCCACCGGTTGAATTGGAGAGGAACTTCTATTGTCAGGCGTCGGCTGATGAGGTAGCGTAGCAACTATAAAACTAAGTCTCCGGACTTGCCGGGGTGATTCACAATGGCATCATCTTAGGGGGTGCGGCCGGCACAGTAGAGCTGCTCATGAAGACCGCCCTCACCACGACCTTTAACTTTAACAAGGTGAGTTACGAGCTTGAGCTGACGCAACCCAACGGCGAAGATATTCCGTTCATCATTGGTAGTGCATATCTAAGACGCGAGTTCATCGACCCATGAGTGATGTCATTACCGTTACCGAGCCTAATATGATAGTTGTGAACGGCGACCATGGCCCGCAAGGGCCGGGAGGACCATCTGCAGACAAGTACTTCAGCCAACCGTTCACCAGCCAGAGTATCGTCACGGTGACGCATAATCTCGGCAAGTACCCAGCTGTCACCGTGTTGGACAGCGCCGGGGACGAGTGCGAAGGAACCGTGATTCACACGTCAATCAACGCTTTGACAGTTTCTTATAGTGCTTCCTTTAGTGACGTGATAACATGTAACTAAAGGAACAAATATTGAATGTCCAGAAAATTTCTTACGGCCCTAGACCTAGCAAAGAACGAACTCCAGAACGCAACCATTCAGAATCTTGCCTCTGGTCCCAGTAGTCCTGTCAAGGGCCAAGAATACTTCGACACCACGCTGAACCAGTTCGGCGTCTGGAACGGTACCGCCTGGGTCTACCTAGGTGCTGGTGGTGGAACAGTCACGAGTGTCTCCGTAGCGTCCGCCAATGGGTTCGCCGGAACGGTCGCGAATCCTACGACCACTCCTGCCATCAGCGTTTCGACTTCGATAACCGGTGTGCTCAAGGGCAACGGGACTGCGATCTCAGCAGCTACGGCCGGCACCGACTATCAAGCTGCCATCACTGCCAGCGGCTTGCTCAAGGGCGCAGGTGCTGGCTCCGTCAGTGCCGCGACAGCCGGAACCGACTACTCAGCCGGTACCTCAGCCTTAACCACTGGCATCGTCAAGTCCACAACGTCTACCGGGGCATTGACCATCGCCGTCTCCGGCACCGACTATGCACCCGCCACCGCAACGACGAGCTCGCTCAAGGGCAACGGCTCCGGAGGGTTCTCAGCTGCAACGCTGAATGACAGCGGTGCTCCGACCACCGACTTCTCTATGGCCAGCCACAAGCTGATCAACGTTCTCGATCCAACCGCCGCTCAAGACGCGGCCACCAAGAACTACGTCGACACGACGGCCCAGGGGCTCGCTGCCAAGGCGAGCGTCGTCGCCACCTCCACCACGAACATCACGCTCTCAGGTGCTCAGACGATTGACGGCATCTCGGTAGTCGCCACCAACCGCGTGTTACTTACGGGCCAAACCACAGCGTCTCAGAACGGTATCTGGCTGGCCAACGCTGCCGCCTGGACACGACCTGCCGACTTTGCCACTGGCTCAAGCCAGCTCGGCACCTACGTCTTCGTCGAGGGCGGCACTACGAACGCGTCGTCTGGCTGGGTGCTGACGGGCACCACGGCTGTCACCGTCGACACCACCTCGCAGACCTGGACGCAGTTCTCGGGAGCAGGTGAGATCATCGCGGGAACGGGTCTCTCGAAGGCCGGCAACACCATCTCGCTTACCAACCCCGTGACCATCGCACTCGGCGGTACTGGCGTTGCCTCGCTGCCGACCGGGCTGCTCAAGGGCGCAGGCACGGGTGCGATAACCGCAGCCGTTTCCAGCACTGACTACGCACCTGCGACATCTGGAACGAATGTACTCAAGGGCAACGGCTCCGGTGGATTCAGCTCGGCCAAGTTTGCAGCAACCGTCGGTGATGGCACCACGACCGCCATAGCAGTCACCCACAACCTCGGGACGCAAGACGTTATCGCCCAGGTACGCGACACTTCCACCAACGCAGTGGTTGAGTGCGACATCGCGCAGACATCTACTACCGTCACCACGTTTACGTTCGGGGTCGCCCCAGCCTTGAACGCTTACAGAGTTGTTATCATTGGATAGCCTATGAAGTATCTGACGCCCGTAAGCAACTTTCAAGATAAGGGCTCACAAGTATTCAACGTTAAGGCTTATGGCGCAAAAGTAGACGGGGTTACCGACGACACGGCAGCAGTACTGGCAGCCATCACGGCCGCCAACGCTGCTGGTGGTGGGACGGTACTACTACCTGGATGGTGTGCAACAACATCGTCTGTACATCTGCTCAGCAACGTGGTTCTTGCGGGCATTGGTATGGGCTTCTCTGGTCTCATTGGTGCAGACATCGACTATCCCGTACTAGATACGGTCAAGAGTGGTACTTCAAAAACAGTCTATTCAAACATCGGTATCCGAGACCTTTCGATCATATCGAAACGCGGTCTTGCCGTACGGATAGATAATACTTCAGTTACCTGGTCCCGTAACGTTGAGGTGACATTTAGTTCTACGCCTTTGCTTCGCGAGTCATTTATGTACGAACACTGTCAGTACGTGCAGCTCGACTCTCCGCTTGTTCACAACACCGCAGGGAATGGGCTTCAGATTAACTCATCTGATTACGTGACGATCAATGGTCCAATCGTCCACGACAGCGTAGATGACGGCATCGATATTGACAAAGATTTTCTTGACACGGGTCTCATTAGTTCTAGGTGGGTTACCGTAAACGGTGGAACCGTAAACGGTGTTGTCGGCGGTAACGGTATCCGTGTGGGTAGCTCTCAACACGTCACAATAAATGGCACTACAGTTAATGGCATTAGTTTCGGTGGAGCTGCTGCTGGTATCACTGTCAATTCATACGTCGATGTCAACGATCCAGGTGCTTCGGATGTAAAGATTAACGCCATCGTTAACTACTGTGCATACGCTGGCATTTTAGTCAGTGATGCTGGTGGTGGCGTAAACGACGTAGATATGAGCGGCAGTATCATACGAAACTGTGGCTCGAATTCTAGTGCAGGGGCTCTGGGAGCTGGGGTTCTCCTCTCGGCAAACAACGTAACCGTGCACGGTGTAACGTTTGACACCTGCGGTAAGGCAGGCGGCGACGGCGGCGCGATCATTTTCTACAAAACGAACGGCCACCACATCACCAATAATACGATCCGAAATTCCCCTACTGGTGTAACGGCCTGGAACGGTAGTGGAACAGTGGTCTATTCGGGCGTTTCGATCTTTGATAATAAGGTGTCAGGTAATGCTGTCGACTACTCATCTGACGTACTCAGTCAGACTGGTATAGCTTTACGAAGCGTGGGGACAACGGGGTTCAAAATGCCCCTGTCAGCCGGTCTAGGCAAGGTTCTTATTTCTGACGCCGTTGGTAATGGTAGTTGGACGGGATATGCCACGGTTGGCATACAGACTGGCGGTGACCTTGGAGGTACTAGCCTCATTCCAACAGTTACGGCAACCCATCTGGCCGCTGCTTTACCAGTTGCGCAGGGAGGGACAGGAACTTCTTCATCCTTCACAGCTGGTTCAGTTATATTCGCTGGCCTCGGCGGCGCATATGCGCAGAATAACGCGCAACTATTTTGGGATAACACCAATAATCGTTTAGGTATCGGTGGCGCGCCAAGCTTCCCCCTCGACGTTTACGGTAGTATCGTGGTACGGGGTGCGAATGCTTATAACTTTATTCGTACATCTGATACTGGTCAAATAGCAGGGTTAAGCTATAACAATAATAGTGTGTTGACTCTCGGTGGAAATAACCTTGGTGCGGTTAACATTGCCACTACCTCTCAGAACGTCATTACAGTTGCGAACTCTGGTGGTGGCCAGGTCGGCATCGGCACATCTGCCCCCAACTCCATCCTACAAGTCTCTGGCCCCATAGCCACCGCCCTAACATCCGTAACCGCCTCCTACACCGTTCTAGCCACAGATAGCGTCATTCTAGCTACCCCTACGGCTGTTGCAACAATCACCCTACCCACACCAGTTGGAATTACTGGCCGCGTTTATACGGTTAAGAGCTTATCGGCCTTTACGATCACAGTGGCTGCCGCTGCCGGAACGATAGATGGAGCTGCTACCCAAGCTCTTACAACCCAGTACCAGAGCCAGCAGTATGTTAGTGATGGGGTTAACTGGTACGTCATTTAGTCAAACCCCACATACCTATTCTCCACGACACTCGTCAAGGCGTAGTAGTTGTTCGTCTTTTTTTAAAAGTTTGACCTTATTGGACGTCGGCCCGTAATAATATTCAGGTAGCGTATATAATTTGAGAGAGCTAATTTAATAACCGTAAGTAGGCTATATTTATGGTAGAGACACACATATGGCAAAATTTGGCAGCTTCTATAGCGAATGGATCGGTCGTCGAATTGGTGATCGGCTAGCGTGAGGCATAACCAGTTCTTTCAGTAAGTGCTATAGTGCGCATGTGTAGGGAAATAATAACGCTTGTCACGCCTCCAGAGAAAGCTGGATGCGGTCTTGCAGATGCACGATGGCTAGCAACAACTTTCTACCGCCCGCTCCAAGTGCGACAGCGTGCAGGTGCAGGCGTTTGAGCTCTGCTATGGCGATCTGTCGGTTAGCTCGAGATAGCGAGTGCCAACTTTTAAATATCCGATAAAAGGCTTCGTCGATCTCGGCCTCTGTCACGGTCCACATCCAATCTACATTGTCCAAACCTCGTTTCAGCTCTTGCTCCTGTGCAGTAAGGATACCCTAACGCAACAACTGCCAGCCAGAACCAAATATCCATCCGCTTTAACACTTAGCGTGATACGATTGCAATATAAACTAAACACTGCAGGGCTCAGCAGCGCCCACAGTTCGCCGCCGCCGCCGACTGCTTCTGCTCACTCACCGGGTGGGCCGCGTGGAGCCGGGCGGCGCCTCGTCGCTGCTCTGCACGAGCCGGCCGGATGCGGCTAGATTGGCCTAGTCCACATGACCGCTCCCTTGTCAGGGACGATTCCGGAGGTGCTTCATGGGCGGTCCGTTCGGTCACCCCTTCGATGATCCGTACCAGGTGCCTCGGGACTACGGAGGACCGCTCGGCAATCCAGGCTGGGTCGACCCGGCGGTCTACGTGGGTCCGAACCAGGGACAGAATTTTGATGACTACCACTACGACGCATCGAGGCGCGAGCAGGAGTCATACGACATCGCCCGAAGGGGCGGGCAGCGGAGTGGAACTTCGCTGAGTCCGGCGTCCATTGCTGCCAACCAGCTGCGTGCTCAGCAGGCGGCCAGCAGAGCAGCAGAGGAAGAGGCTATTCGAGCGAAACACCAGGCTCAAGTCAACCGAATTGTATCTAAGTATGGTTCCGATTCTGGTCGCCGCAGCGAGTTGTCGAGGAACGAACGTTGGATAAATACAAACGGGAGCAATTGGCACCTTGACGAAGGGGGTGGCGCAGTCACGGGCGCCATCGTCTGGGGCGTGATTTCCGTACTTGTGGGACTTTTTCTTAGCGATGTTGGAGCGCTAGGCGTAACGATAATCGTGCTGGGTGCTGCAATGCTCGCATTTGCACTTTTCCACGGCTTGGCCCGTTTCCGCGTTGTCCGGATAGTGAACAACCTCCGTGCGGAGAACGAAGTGTTGGTATCGCAAATCGGCTGTGGCCGGAGGGGCTGTATGGAGTGCCAGCTGTCTCAGACGCGAACATGACTTGACTTGAGAAGTTTTCCGGCTCCTTCGTGGTAAAGTAAGAGCATAAACACAATACCGCATGGCAAGAGCACCACTAACACAACGATTTAAGCAAGCTGGCCTCATCCTTCGGGGGAAGAGCTTTATTCCGCCCCTGCCGTTAGACGATGGATTCGGTGGTCTGAGTGGGTCTAGCCGGCTGAACAGCTATGCCAACAAGCAAGACCAGCTCGCCGCTAACCTGGGCTGGTGCTTTGCAGCGAACAACGCAATCGTCGATCCCACTGCAGCCGTCGAGCTGAAGCTATACAAGATTCAGAAGGACGGCGACAGGGTTGAGATCAAGCAGCATGAGATCCTCGACCTTCTGGATGCGCCCAATCTGGCTCACACGGGCGAGCAGATGCGCCACTTGCACTTCACCTATATGAACTACGTCGGTGAGAGCTACATCCACATGCTCGGTATCGGCGCGACGGACTTCGAGCCTGGCAAAGGAAAGCTTCCACTCGCGATGGAGATCTTCCCGGCTCACCTGGTCGACTTCAAGCTCGAAGGCAGGTACATGAGCAGCGTCGTCAAGTACCAGAACCACGAATACCCGCTGACTTCGTTCATCCGCGACCTCAACCCTGACCCGGAGCGGCCCTACTACGGTCGGTCGATCGTAAGGGCCGGTGCGCTAGCCATCGGCACCGACAACGAGATGAAAAAATGGAACGAAAACCTCTTCGGCCAGGGCGCGCACCCGAGCCTGATCTTTAATACCAACGAGCCGCTCAGCGATGCGGCCTACGAACGATGGAAGCAGCAGTTCGCCGATGAGCACACTGGCACGGAGAACGCCCACAAGCCGCTGCTGATTGAAGGTGGCGACGCCAAGCCCTACATGATGAGTCCCACCGACCTGGACTTCCTGGCAAGCCGCGAGTTCAGCATGAAAGAGATCCTGTCCATGTGGCGGGTCTCGCCAGACTTGCTCGGTCAGCTGCAGAGCGCCATCCGCTCCAACCTTGACGGAGCGTTCTACATGAACGGCATGATCAACGTTGTGCCTCGTATCCGACAGTTCGTCAAGCAGTTGAACGCCACCCTTATCAAGCCATATGACCCGACCCTAGAACTCGACTTCGTCAACCCGGTCCCTGAGGACGTCGCCGCCAAGTTGGAAGAGGCTGTCCAGAGCGCCAATAAGTTCCGCACGATCGATGAGGTGCGCGACATGTACGGCGAGCAGCCGCTTCCTGACAAGCTCGGTGAGCAGATCTACATGGCCAACTTGAACGCGCCACTGTCCTCAATCGCTGACGGCACTGCCAAACCGACCGCTTCACCTGCGGCTGCAGCAGCGGCCGACGACCCGCCAGCTGACGGCACCACCGACCCGGCAGATGCTGCCAAGTCCCACAATGGGGTAAAAAAAAACAGCTGACACCTGAGGAGCTAGAGGCGGCGCGAGAGTCCCAAGGAAACGCCAAGAAGATCAAGTACGACCAGGCGGCTGACATGTTCGAGCAACAGATGATCACCGCCATCGCTGCCCAGTTCAACGCGCAACGAGCCGAGATCCTTGCCCATCTCGATACGGCGGGGATCGGCAGCAAGAGCTACACCCGCAAGGACTGGCTCCAAGACCTGCTGGACTGGGCTCAAGCCGCCATGAACTTCAAGGCCGCTATCCAGCCCATCGTCCACGCCACCATCCTGCAGGCCGGCCAGTCAGCGTCTCAGGCGGTGGGCCTTGAGTCGAGCCAGTTCGATCCGTTCACGCCGGCCATCGTGGAGTACTTCCAGAACCGCTCCATGAAGGTCGCCAAGGACGTCAACGATGAGACCGAGAAGCAGCTCCGAGCGGCTCTCAGCCAGGGCGTCCAGGACGGCATGAGCTCCTGGGACCTCACGGCGGTCGTTGAGGATGTCATGGGTAGCGCAAGCACGATCAGAGCCTCTCGAATCGCCAGCTACGAGGTCACTCACGCCCAGACGTACGGAGACATCCAGGCTTGGACGCAGAGCGGTGTCGTCAGCGGCAAGGAATGGCGCACGGCAGAGGACGAAAAAGTCTGTCCTAGCTGCCGGTCCATGAATGGCAGGATCACCGGTCTTGGTGACAATTACTACAACCAAGGCGATGAGATTGTCATCGACCGGCCTGGGAAAGACACTCCATACCGACTCAAACTTGACTATGAGGATATACAGGGACCAAGTTTACATGCCCACTGCCGGTGTGTCCTATTGCCAGTAATGGCATAATGCCCTATTGTAAAGCTATAAGAATTTAAACAAGGATCACCATGCAGAAACCAGGAACACCCACTACATCAATCGTTAAGGGCTCTGCCGGTGCGGTCACTGCCACGCAGACTTCAGGCAAAATCAACGCCGGTGGCTACGGAGCTTCCGTCAAAGCCTTCCTGAACATATCAGCTGTCAGCGGCACAAGCCCAACGTTGCTTATTGCCTTCCAAGACAGCCCAGACAACGCGAACTGGTATCCAATCACCGGCGGTGCATTCTCTAGCCAGACCGCCACGGGCCAAAACACTCTTACCTTAACTAACGTCGGACCATATCTTCGCGCAGTCCAAACACTTGGTGGTGCAACTCCAAGCTTTACCTTCGACCTGAGCGTCTCAGGGACTAACTAGGAACGTCCGATGTCCAAGAAGCTGATCCACAAACTGTTCAACACTAAGGCTACCTCGGTCAACGAGGCAACTAAGAGCGTGACGTTCGTGATCAGCACCAACCAAGAGGACCGGTACGGCGAGATCGTCGACCAGAAGTCCTGGAACTTCAAGAGTTACAAAGCTAATCCACTAGTCCTCTGGGGCCACGATCCCTCAGAGCCTGAGAACGTACTTGGAACCGCGAGCAGCCTGAAGGTCGCTGCTGACGGTAGTGAGACCACCGCGGTACTGACCTTCGATGACGACATCAACCCGAAGGCCGGCCTGGTCTTCAACCAGATCAAGAAGGGCACGCTCCGCACCGTGTCCGTCGGATTTATTAATCATTCCTTCGGTGTCGAAGAAGATACCCCGATCCTCAGTGACAACGAACTACTCGAAATAAGCGTAGTACCTATCCCGGCCAACTCTGGCGCAGTAGCCCTTGAGCTGAAAGCCGGCGAGATCAACCGCAAGGACGCGAAATGGCTCATGGAAAGCATGCGCAAAGAGGCTGACCTCATGGAAGTTCAGTTCAAGTCCACCCAACCAACTAGAACGGAGAAATCTATGACAGACGAACAGGCCCAAGCGGTAATCGACGGCATGGCCAAGTTAACCGAGAAGGTTGAGACCCTCACCACCGAAAACCAAGCACTCAAGGATGAAGTCACGGCACTCAAGCCACCCGAAGAGACACCTGAAGCGAAGACCGCTCGTGAAGCACAAGAGGTAGCCGACAAAGCTGAGGCCGACAAGAAGGCCGCAGATGACGAAGCAGCGCGTGTAGCAGAAGAGGCGAAGAAGGCAGAAGACTTAGCTAAGTCCGGCGAAAACGACCAGGACGGTGCCAAGAAAACTGACGACGACCTCGACGACGACACCGAGCTCACTCCCGAACAGGAAGCCAAGCTTGAAGCTGAACTCGAAACTGCTCTGTCCTAACAACAACACCGAGCCAATCATGGTCTCGTAACTACCACCTTAGGAGGTGATATGACCGCTGCAGAATATGCAAAGTCGTTTGCTGAACGCAAACAGAAAGAACTTGACAAGTTCGACGCCAAGAACCACGTCGTTGCCGACAAAGAGAAGCAGTCTACCGAGGAAAAGGCGCTAGTCGCCAAATTCTGGCTAGCCGTAGCTCACCAAGACAAGGCCGAGCTGAAAGCTGTCGATGAACTAGTGCGCAAAGATTACAAAGCAAAGGCTCAGGCCGTTGGTACTCCAGGTACCGGCACAACTGGTGGCATCTTGGTACCTACTACGGTCGCTGACAGCATCGTAGCCAAGATGAACTACATCTCACCCGTCCGCCAGATCGCTACCGTGATCAGCAACATGCCAGCATCGTTGCAACTCCCAAGTGAGAACAGCATGGCTGTCGCTTACTGGGTCGGTGAAGGTGCGCCAATCACTGAGAGCGGTGAAATCATCGATCCGAACCTGTTGACTCCATGGAAACTCGCCGGCCTCGACAGCTTCACGTCTGAAGTCATCGCTGATGCGGCAACCAACCCAAGCATCCAGGCCTTCGTCGAAAGCCGCTTCGCTATCGCGATGGCACTCCTCGAGAACGCAGCCTTCGTCAACGGGGATGGCTCGAACAAGCCATACGGCTTCCGCTCAAGCGTCATCACACCAAACTCGATTGCCCAGCTTGGCGATACGATCGGCTACACCGACGTTACTGCCCTCAAGTACTCCCTCAAGACTGCCTACCGTAACCAATCGGTCTTCGTGACAAGCAGCGTGGGCATGCAAGCCCTTGAGAACGTTCGTGACAACTATGGTCGTCCGATCTTCCGCCAGGGTCTTACCGAAGGTACACCAGATAAGTTGTTGAACCGCCCGCTGTACTTGGTTGATGAGATTCCTCAGAACCTTGGTACGTCTGGCACGGCCAGTGAGTTGTGGTACGGCTACTTCCCTAACTACTTCGTCGGTGACCGTGGTGCTATGCGCATCGACTACGGAACGAATGCCAGCGACTTTGCGAACGACAAGATCAGCCTACGCATGATCAAGCGCGTTGCCGGCCGACCTGTTATCGGTGAGAGCTTCACCAAGCTTACCAACGTACAGTGAAATTGACCGTTTGATTAATATTAGCAGGGGCCCCGAAACGGGTAATTTGAGATAAAGGAGAATCATGAGTAAAACAGTAACTTTCACAGCAGACGTCTATCCATATTGCGTGGGGGATGTCGTCGTCCTCAGTGATGATGAACTTAAGCAAGTCGACAAGGTCGCAAAGTCACGCAACATCAAGAGCGTTTACGACCTCGGAGCCAGTGGCCAAGTGACGAGCTCTGCAGAAGCAGATCGACAAGCCGCCGACCTTAAAGCAGCGGAACTATCGAAAGCTGACGCTGCTGCAGCAATGGCACAGCTCAAGCTCGAAAAGGAAGAGGCAGCGAAAGCTGATGCCGCTGCCCACAATAGTGCTTCCGGTCAGACCACACCTGGCTCAGCCGGCGGTAACAAAGTAGCAACAGCCAAATAGTGCAGACTAAATGACGGAAACAGCCCGCGCTAGAAAAGGCGCGGGCTTTGCTTTAGAATGAACTTATATATGAGCCAGATTATCACCATAGACGACCTCTCCACCTACATGACCAAGACGACCATCGATCCGGGACTCGGGCAACAGGTCGTTGACGCAATCAATACCTTCATAGAGAGCCGCACAGGCCGCGTGTGGGGCGAAACAAAGCAGATAGTCGAGCGTTACAACTGGAAGCGAAACCTCTGGCTCAGGCATCCTGACGTCGTCACAGTAGACAAGCTCGCCCTCGGCTGGCCTGGTCATGTCCAGTCCATACTTGATCCCAATGGTTATTTCGTGAACAGTCTGGGCCGCCTAAGCATCATCTGGCAGTTCCAGAGCAACATGTCGGGTGGCAGTTCCCCTCTATACAACGACTACATGGAAGTGACCTACACCTACGGCGTTCCGGTAGTCCCTGACGATCTCACCCTGGCCGTGCTCGGCATAGCTGGTGCTTTTTACAACTACTCGATCAATGGCCAGCAGGACGTCGTCGCCTCCAGCGTCGGCTCGTACCGTGTCCAGTTTGCGGGATCTGTCCGAGCGGCAGCCGGCGTCCCCGACCCTGCCAAAAGCACGGCTGACGCCAACTGGCAAGTAGTCGACAGCTACAGGATGCGACGCGTCTGATGTTCGCTCTGCTCGATGCCTGTGACATCTCCCGGAACACCGCGGTCGGCACGAACGGTCGCCGTTCGCTCCAGGCTCTCTACTCGGCTATCCCGTGCTTGGCGATCCCGATGAACGCCGCCACTACGATCCAGAACAGCTTCGAGATGGGTCGTGGCTACGACTTCTACTTCAGCGACGGCCAGGACCTGAAGGTCGGCGACAAGCTGTCATGGTCGGGCGACACATACGTCGTGAGCGCCGTCCAAAGATATTCCGTGCCGGTCGTTGCCCACGTCCATGCCATGGTGAAACAGGAAGTCAACTGATGGCTCCTACGAACAACCAGCCCACGATGCAGGTCGTTGTCGACAGCGCCGCTGTTCAGGCCATGCTCGCCAGCGCCCCGGCGAAGGTGAAAGACACAATCCGCATGCAGATCGAGGGTGCTGCGATCGCCGTACAGCGGGAGATGCGCATCGAGGCCAACGTCGGTGCTACCGGTGATCTACGCCGCTCCATTCGCTACACCTACACGCCTAGTCTCCTTCAAGCTGAGATCAGCCCGAACGTGCCATATTCAGCTGACCTGGAGTACGGCGGTCCACCCCGCTGGGTCTCCGTGGCACCCGGAACGCCACTCCGCGCATGGGCAGACATCAAAGGACTCAATCCCTACGCCATCCGTGCCTCAATCGCCAAGAAGGGTACGAAGGCGCATCCGTTCGTACAACCAACTTTCGAGAAGATGAAGCCGATTGTCGAAGAGAAGATCGCTGCCGGTATCGCAGCGATGGTTGAGGGGCTCCGGTCATGAGCGCCTACGCCAGCATGAACAAGCGGATCAAGAACGCGCTTGTCGTTATCGCCTCCTCCATTCAGTACGACGTCGGGCAGGGTCTAGAGCCGGCCTTTACCCAGGTGCTCGACAACAACCGCCAGGTCTTTGATGGCTGGCCGAACGTATCAGTCCTCCCGGGCAAGCTTCTGGTTCAGCGAGACACCACTCATCAGGCCGACAAGATTCCCTCCTATATCTTGCGCATCAGAATCCCGATGGAGGACAGCAACATCAGTCAATCTGCCGCCTACAACTACATGTACGACCTGACCGACCTGTTGATCGACGCCTTCCTCTTGGCGGACAATCAGCAATCACTGACCGACAGCCAGGGCTCGATCGCCATCACCATGATGGATACATCTCTGGGCGACTGGCTTGAAGTTCCTTCTGGCAGGGTTCAATTCTCATCTGCGACGTGAATATCGCTATAACCTATTCCAGAAATTTATATTGAGTGTTATTGTTTAAGCATGAACGATGAACCATCTGCGGACGAAAAGCCAAAGCGCCGGATAGCTCGAGAGGTTATTGCTGAGAAGCGGCAATACTTTGTGCCTATGCATGGTGTCTCGGTCGAAGCAACTGATCCGCAAGATGCAGTGAAGCAAGCCAAGAAGTTAATCAAGTCAAAGAACACAGAAAAGGGCGGTGATGTCTAGAGTATTTCCAGGACGATTAGAGTCTGTAGGTATCGGTAAAGAGGCTACTGCTGGAACCGCAGTTGCACCAACTAACTGGCAGCCGCACTTAGCACTGACCATCAACCCCAAAACCACGGTAGCCCAAAACTCTAGCGCCCTAGGACGCCTGGAGGACATCAACGATAGTGCAGTCACTGGTCAATGGGTTGAGGGATCACTTCAGGGTAAGCTGCTAGATACCACGATCGGCCTGCTCCTACTGAATCTGTTCGGTACGGAGGTAGTGACGGTTAAGGAAACCACCGCTAGCAATCACACTTTCACTGTAAATAACTCAGCCCTGGCTCCATCACTGACCTTCACTCGCGTGAACCCGAACGCAACGCGACGGTTCGCTCTCGGTGAGATCACCGACTTCGAGCTCGACGTCAAGCAAGGTGACTGGGCAACCTTCACTGCCAGCATTGTTGCCAAGACCGGTGTGACATCTAGCGACGTCGCTGCCTACGCAGTTGAAAACGAATTCACCTCGAAGCATCTGGTCGTCAAGCTCGCCGCCAACGTCGCAGGCCTTTCTGGTGCGACAGCCCTCGATGTCAAGAGCATCAAACTGAAGTTCGTGAGCAAGGTCGACAACTACATACCCGTCGGCAGCATCGACGTTACCTCGTTCGACCCGCATGAGTTCAGCGTCACTGGTGAGCTAGTACTGCGGTACTCCGATACGACCATGGAAGTTCTCGGCAACGCAAACACCCGCCAGGCCTTGAGCATCGCTCTCACCAACACAGATACGACTATCGGCGCTACCAGCAACCCAGCACTCGTCTTCACTGCACCGAAAGTTCGCCTAACACCAATCGTTCTCGACAACAAACTTAAATCAAGTGCTCAGCCAGACGATCCCATTCACCTGTGAGTTGGACACGGTCGCCGGCGCTATGATCACCGCCGTCTTGACGAACACCCGAGCGGTCGCCTACTAAACAAAATTAAGGAGCCTTATGACTGCAACGAAGCGACGCCCTGCGATAACTAGGAAGGTCGATATGAGTGATTTCTCTGACGACTACCAGGATTGGTTGACCTGCCGACCGGTTCCAAGGTGACGCCGGCCCGCCAAACCCAACAGGCACTCGGTAGTAGCAAATCAGTCAACATCGGGAACTTCAATGTCTACAACCAGATCGACACCGATGTCATCTTGCGCAAGATTGGGATGAAGCTGGCAACGGCATGATCATCACTCTTAACGGCTACACGATCAACGATCCCAACGTGAACCAGGTGTATCTGGACGTGCAAATAGATGGACTCGACCTACCGCCGATCCGTACAAGCAGCGGTAACTATGCCGGCCGGGACGGCGGCTATGTCGGCGGCCAGTTCTACTCCGCTAGACCCATCGGCCTACAGGGAGCTGTTTTCGCATCGGACGTCAGCACGCTTGAGAGCACCAGACAGGCCTTCCAGACCGCGTTGAAGGGCCAAAGCGTCACGATGACCATCTTGACCAACGCGGGCCACTCCTACATCCTCTACGCCAACCTGCTCGACTTTGAGATGCCTATACATCGGGACTTATTCAAAGCGCCGTTCACGATGTCGCTGATCGCACCAGACCCGACCATCTACGACAACACCGCGAGCGGCGCCTTGACGGCGAACATCAGCCCCGTGGTCTCGGGTGGCTACACATACCCCGTGACATACCCAGTCACGTACCCGGTCGGTACCTTGCCGTCAACAGTGTCAAACGGTGGCACCATCCCGGTCTATCCGCTCATTACACTGACTGGCACCATGACCAACCCGGTCGTGTCCAATCTGAGCACCAATCAGTCGTTAAGCCTGACCCCACTGACAACGGGACCAACTGACGTGGTCGTCATCGACATGCGGCAGCATACAGTCACGCTGAACGGCGGCAGCATCTTCGGCCTGATCGGTCCATCCAGCACATGGTGGCCATTGCTCGTGGGTAACAACACCATCTCCCTAACCACCTCCAGTGGCAGTGACACTGTCACGGGCACCCTGTCGTGGAGAAGCGGCTACATGGGCATCTAGGTGGATTTCGGTAACTCTCCCACCTACACGATCGAGCTGTGGACGTCGACCGGCAGCCGTGTCGCTGACATAAGCCGGCAGGCACACAACCGTAGCTTCACCATCGAACGCAACGAGGCTGAGGAAATCACGTTCGACCTGGACCTTTTTGACTGGCAGAACTACTGCGCGGCAGCCGCTATCGACGCGGCAGCTGTTCTTACGCCCTACCAAGCCGATGTCAAGGTGCTGCGCAACGGCGTCTACTTGTTCGGAACGCAGATAGTCGCCCACACGCTCAACGTCGGCAGCGACTACACCATGAGCACGGGTGCATCATCGCGTAGCAGTGGCTCATTCAGCCCAACCATCACGGTCACCTGCACCGGCTACCTGAACCTGTTCAAGGACCGCTACCTCACCAACACCTACAGCGGCGCCGAGCGCTGCTACGTGGCCGGCAACTTGATCACCCTCGCGCAAGGCCAGACCAACGGCAACGTCGGCGTCACACTGGGCACGTTGTACTCGACCAGCACCACAGACGTCACCCGTACCTTAGCCAGAGATAACGTCAAGACCTACCTGCAGAGCCTGACACAACTGGCAGATGGCCGGTTCGACTTCTCGTTCGACTACATGAGACAGTTCCGTACCTGGCAGCAGATCGGCTCCAAGAGAACAGATGTCGCCTTCACCTACGGAGGGCCAGCCAGCAATGTCATCGGGCTGTATCTGGAGCAGAGCGCTACCAGCCTGTACAACCAGATCATCGGCCTGGGCTCCGGATTTGGAGCCGACCAACTGATCAGCGATCCAGCCTTGTCCAGCAACATCGTCAGCCAGCTCAACAATTACCTTCGGCAGGACATCAATGGACCGTTCCCGCTTCGGTGGACACCCAACGAGATTGTCGCAGTTCCTGAGCACAGGAGACTGACGGATGGGTTCGACTCGAAGGAGCTTCACCGATGAGTACAAGCGGGACGCGGTTTCGTTGAT